GCAGTGTCCATGCCTTTACCAGTAACTACGGAACCGAATGCTGTTCCACCAGTTGTAGTACCATTTGGATTTGCTGCATCGCCAGAGAAGCCTGTGTTTGCTTCGCCGAAGAATGCTTCTGCACCAGCTTGGTTTGTGTACTTGGAACGCATTGCAAAGATCAAGCCAGTTGGGCCTGTCATTGGCTGAACGCCAGCAATGTCGTATGCCATCAAGTTTGGCATTGCACGACGTACTAAGCTGATAAGTACTGGGTCGTAACCAGCTACTGGGCCGGTTGCTGTTGCACCGGCTGTGAAGCCGTCTGCGCCTGCAGCGTTAGTTGGTGCTGCTTCTGAAAGTAATGAGCTCATTGAAGCAGACATGTCGCCTGATTCCATTAAAGCTTTTTCTGTGTTTTCAAGAATCGTAGCAGTTACGCTTTTACGATGCTGATCTGTAATTGCAGTGAAAGAGTCATGCTCGAGAACCGGGCCCCACTTTTCCACTAGCGCTTGATAGTTTGACTGTGCCATTTGATGTCTATCTCCTTGGTTAATAAAGTTCTATCTGGGTATATTTATAATTATGTGTTTTTACCGAAATATTAATTACGCGAGTTTAAGAATGCTGTGATAGCGTTAATTGAGGAATGCTCTGAAACAGGAGCTTTAACTTCTGATTCTTCTGTGAGGATCTCTTCTTCAACGACTTCTTCAGCAACTACCTTAGGTTTCGCAAAGAATGATTCTTTGAGAGTTTCTAAGTCAGCCTTGTACTCATCCATATTTGCGGCGTCAAGCTTTTCAGAAAGAACTTTTAATCTCTCACGCTGTGTGATTGTGAGATCTTCAGTCATTTCTTCGAAAACTCTTTCAGCTTTAAGTGAAGCGAGGTGCTTTTGAAGTTCTACATTTTCAGTAATTTTTTCGTTTGCAGTACTTTTAAGTGTCTCAACTTCTTCTTCTAAGCCCTTTACCACGTCAACTGTATTTTCGTCAACATCGATATTGTGCTCTTCAAAAAGACCTTTGAGACCATCCATTAAGGATTCTGCCATTTCGACTTTAATGCCAGCCTCAATAGCAAGTTCATTTTCTTTCATCCACTCTTCTACTACGTAGTCAAGATATGAATCAAGATTATCAACAACTCCGTTTACGCCTTCTTCAATAGAGTTATTCATCTCAGTTTCAAGACGCTCTGTTGTTTCAGCGATAACTTTGTCTGCTTTGGCTGTTGCAGCTTCATTTACTGCAGCTTCAAAAACAAGTGTTGCTTTGTTTTTGAAATCTTCTGATAGGTCCATGCCTTCGAACATTGCTGCAATAGATTCGTCAAGCTCAATTACTTCTTCAACGATTTCTTCTGCTTCAACTTCTGGAGCGGCGTCCTCTTTAACAGAACCACCTTGGCCTGGAGTGACTGCATCTACTTTATCTGCAGAGCCGTCAACAGACTTTTTAACGTCTGCTTTTTTCTTCTTTACTGCGCCGCCAGCACCTGCAACTGGTTCTGCAACTTCTGCTGCTGGAACACCTGCACCGCCGGATTTTTCGACGAACTTTTCGTCTAGCTCATTTGACATATGTTCTACTCCTTTTAATTAAGCTATTCTATATGTTTACTATTTATTAAAAAATCAATTTCTAAGCGAATTAATAAAACGTTCGAACAGCTTAGCTGCCGTGGATTCATCAACCCTTCTAACTACTCTTCTGACTTCTTTTTCAATTTCTTCTTGAATTTCTTCTATAACTTCCTCTACTTGTGGAGCTGACGGTAGCCAGTGACCTGAGGCGATGTCGTAATAAAATTCAGCGTTTTCCATAATGCCGTTTACAAAACAGTTTGGGCCTGAAGGATCTGTGACAATATCCACTGTTGATAAGTGAAAATCGTCTTGAACTTCCATAATTCCAGATTTCATTGGTTTAACTGATCCCAACCCTCTAGTTGAAACCCCAATTTTAACATCTTCGTCCATGAAAGTTTTTACGATTTCTCCCATTGGTGTACTCAAAATTTTGGCTTTTCCAACAAAGTCGGACCCATCTCTTTTCATTTCAGTGATAAGGTGTGATACTCTATCACCGTTAATGGTTGGAGTTTCTGGGTGACCGAGTTCTCCAAGGGCTCGTTTAGTTTCGATGAAGTCTTTGTTATAGCGATTCATCTCATTCTCAAGAATCCCAGCAGGATAAATTCTCCCGTTACGATTTTTGATGTCTCCTTGCATAAAGATTCCTTCAATGAAATAAGACTTTTTCCCAGTCGCTTCATTGAGCTCTGTCGCAATTTGAAGATCTTCTGTTACTTCAGTAATTAATTTCATTGGTTCAATCCTTACTTAAATTACTATTATATTTATAATAAATTATAACGCTTCTCTCGCAAATCCAAGAATCTCCTCAAAGCCGCTTTTATCTTTCTTAGCAACTTCACCGAGTTTCTTTTGGTTTTGACGTGATAAGTCTTTAAACATTGCAGTCAATGCATTTGCATCTTCTTTTTTAAGAACTACTTGAGATCCGTCTTTCAATTTCATTGCACCTGGTTTAAACTTCATTGCTTCGTCTAATAGGTCTACGTCTTCTTTACGAACCTTTTTGCTGCTACCACTATCGCATGCAGCTTCAGTTTTCTTCTTTTTATTACGAAGCATTGCTAAGTCATGCCCATCAATTTTACCATTCTTATTATGGTCAATTTTCTTTTGCTTTGCAGATAATTCTTCGTCAGTTAATTCTGTTTCTTCTTTTTTCTCCCAAGGAGCTTTTTTCAAAGTAACAGCTTTCTTACCTTTTTCTGAACCTGCTGATGCTTTAGCAAGCTTTTTCATAAGGGAAGCTTTTTTGTTTTCAACTACTGTTTCTTCAGTAGCCATACCTGTCATTGTTTCAGCTGTGGCATAGCTATAAAGTGTTTGCATTTCTTTAGCAACACCAGCTAATTTGTTTTGAAACCATTCTTCTGGGTCATTGGTTGACTGTACGTATTTTGCAATACCCATCATGTTATGAGACATAGCACGTAATGCACCCATCATCATTGGTTTTTCTTGTGAAGGATCTTCTGTTAATTCTACAGATTCCTTCATTGCACCGTGATACATTTTTACGGCTTCTTTATACTTTGGATTTTTCATCATTTGCTTTGACTCGCCAGCATCTGGATTATCAGAAATCATGCGAACAGTTGGTTCGTCAAGTTTATTTACTTTCATATATTTCTTATATGCATCCCACTTCTTAGGATCGACGGTCTTACCAAAGGATGATCGCATTGGTCTCATCGAACGAGAAATCTCATCAATTTGTTCAACGTCTTCACCAATGGTTTCAACGGCTGGATCTTTTTTAGCATATGAAGCATCATAGTTAGATGCATCTGGCTCAGTGCCTTTACCTGAAGTTTTTCCAGCGATATCTCCTGTAAATTGGTGGTCTAAAGCAACTGGGTGCTGTTGAACTTCATAAGTATGTTGGTCAATAAAGCGCTGCTCATCTGGAGAAATAGGTTTAGCTACTTCGCTGACCATTTGTTTAAAGGATTTCATGTTAGTCTCCTAAGAAAATTTGTTTTGATTTTAATCTATTTATCCATTTATATTATTTGCTGACGACTCTTGCTCTTGGTCTGGAACTTCATCATCATCTGGCTCTTGTGCTGCGGCCAGATCGGCTTCTTCTTTTGATTCAGCCTCTATTTCTTTTTTCATATCTTTGATTTCATCTTCAGACATACGTAGAACGTTTTTACGCACCCAGTCTCTAGAATAGTAAACACCAATTGCTTCTTCAACATCACGTAAAGTCGTAAGTCTTTCACGTTGAATTTCTGTCTCTTTAAGCTCTTCAAAATAGTTGTCTTGAATGAAATCATATCTTAGATCATTTTTGATTTCCATAAATTCTTCTGGTGTCATAATACCTTTAAGCACTAATTGCTTTTCAAGTACCTGAGTAAAGAGTGTAGAAAAACGAGATCTTACTCTTTTAACGAATTTACCGAACTTCATTTCATCACGGGTAATTTCGGAAACACGACCAAAGGAATACATAGTTTCTGGCTCTAAACGAGACAATGGAACTTTCAATGCTTTGAATAGTTTACGTTGGAAGTACTGAAGGTTTTGATCGTCAGTTAATCCAGCAGCTGAACCACCAGCCATAGTATCAACTTCGGTTGTTCTTTCACCACCACGACGTGGGAACCAAAAGTCTTCTGTCATTGTCATCATTTTGCGCGAGTCTGTAATTTCACCAGTAGAAGAGTTATATTGTAACTTGTTCTTATGGCGAACCATCATATCTTTTATATACTGCTCAGCTTTCGATTTAGGAAGGTTGCCAACGTCAATATAAAAAACTCGTCTTTCAGGAGCTCGTGTAATAGTGTAAATGATTGTTGCATCTTCCAACATCCTTAATTGGTTTAATGGTTTAATAGCACCATGTAAATAGGATAAAACAAGAGCATTGTTTTCGCTCATTAAGCCTGAAGTTACTCTAGCTATTGAGTCTTTTGCAATCTTAAACCCTTGAGTTCCTGACTGCATAGTACCTTTATTACCACCAAAGCCGTTTTCAGAATACATGTAGTATTCGGCTTTAGTTTTCTTTACTGGAATACCTGAGTGTGGATCCTTATCTTTCTTATCCATTTCACGAATAAGCTTAAGTTTTCTAGGATCAACATAACGGAGCTCTTTAATGCCCGCTTTAATATCTTCGTTATCAATAATAACGTGATAGTTAATTCTTCCATCAACATAGAATTTGCTGAACATGTCATAGCCTTGAGCGGTAAAGTCAAATAGGCTCATTATGCTATCAAATTCTTCTTGAAGTTTATCTTTTACTTTGTCAGGCAAGTCAACGTCATCTAACAGTAATTCGACGACTTTATCGTCAATGTCAACACTAATAGATTCGTTTACGATTTCGTCTACAGCCTGAGCAATCTCTGGATGCATAGCTAAAGCACGATAACGACTTACTAGTTCAGATTCTGTTTTAGCAGTACCTTCCATATCCAGAATAGTACTATAGAACCCGCCCATAGCATTACCGCTGACAGTGATAGCACCGTCATCGTTAATAGGTTCCGCGAATGAGGTTAATGGTTCAACCTCATCCGCTTCCCGTTTAATCTCAAAACCAAAAATTTTCATTTTGTCACTTTCTCATTATATATTATGTAGTAGGTACGCCGGTATTTCCT